GAAATCGAGTACCTGGAATAAGAATATTCTCATATACAGAATTGAGTTTTTTGTTTTGTTTAATTTTCTTAAACTTCTCATACAGCAAGAAAGTACATAAAGCATCCATTGCTGCATAAGTTTTCATAATATCAAAGGGAATAGCTCCCCACTGAAAGTCACCTTTCAGAATGCCATGCTCTTTACGATACTGGTCAATCCAGTCATACATGGGCTTTTCATAGTCTCCGTAGGGAGTGTACTTTAGTGATAGAGTCTTTAGGCCGTGCCCTCCGGGATTCTCGTCTATGAGGTAATGGAGCAGCATGGTGTCCTCAAAACGAGGAAACTTGAAGTGAAAGTGATACTCGAAAAACGCCATATCGAACTTAGCGTTGTGAAATACTACGATCTTCTTGTTAAATAACTCTTGCAGAAGTCTTTCAGTCTCATCATTAAAACAATCGGTATCAATATAAGCACCGAACTTATTATTATAAGACAGACTAATACCAAGCATATAACCATCACGGGGATATAACCCAGTTGTCTCAGAATCGAGTGCAACATATTCACATTCTTCTCTGATGGCGGCCTGAATAAATTCATTTGCTTTCTCCGTATCTTGGATGCCAAAAGCAACGTCTTCATTGACGGTTATATCCTCAAAGTCACCAGCGATATAGTTCTTAATACTCTCCTTAGAGTCGTCCCATGTTCTTTTAGCTTCTGGCTTAAAGGCAAGCATTGCAGGATTGATAACAGGTAAGAACTTGCCTTCAATCTTCTTACCCGAATATTCTGTTACTGAATTAACTTTTGTGTAATACTTGAGCGCGTCCGATCCAACAAGAATAACCCAGTCATAGTCATCTGGGCTCATGTCGATGTCGCAGTCTCGTTTCAATACTTTTTTAAGATCAGGATTAGAACATAACTGATACTGATCAAACTCAAAAGCATTGTCAAATTCTTGTTTAAAATTAGTTCTACTTGGTTTAGTTTCTACTAATGCAACTCTAGGCATATAATTGTCTCCTTAGGCTATCTACCTGAGATTGATTCAGTGCCCCAGCATCTATGTACTTGTCTCCAAATGCAATGTTACGGGTATTGAGACCAAATTTCTCGCACTGTTCTTTAACTCTTGCGGCCCCGCTCTGACCGGCTTCATCATTGTCAAGGAAGATATCTATGTTTGTAACTCCCTGAACGGATAACATTTCTAACTTTTCGTCTGTAAAGTTTTTTACGCCAAAGCAGCATACTGCATTGGTCAAGCCCTTATCGTGTAGATTTAGAACATCGAATATTCCTTCTACTAAAATAACACTGTTCTGTATTGTAGAAACAGTGGGAAATAAAGGCATCTTTGCTCCAACAGGAGCATTGTAGTATTTAGGCATCTGAGTAGTCTGAGTTCTGGCTTGAATTGCAACTATCTTTCCTGTTCTGTCACGAATAGGAAAACAAATGCGACCACTAAATTCTTTCTGTCCGCTCATAAATGCTTCAAATTGTCTATAGGTTTTCTGGCTAATACCGCGCCAAGTGCCCATAAAAGTAGTAGCGTCACGAGGAAGTTCTATACCGCTGCTTTCCTCCCGCACTTGTTGAATTTTCTTTTTCAACAACTGACGCTTGATCTCCATTTTATTTGCTTTTTGTCCGAAGTGAGTAAACAAGTTACCTTTATACTCACACGAAAAACAGTTGAATATGCCTGTTACCTGGTCAATACGCATACTTGGATTTTTATCAGGGTGCTCAGGATTAAGACAACTGACAACAAAGTCTTTGCCTTTCGGAATATATGGAATATTTTTTGCGTTAAGTAAATCTTCTACGTTCAATAGTTTTCATCTACGCCCCAGCCAGCAGAGGCTAAAGCATCTCCATCCCAGTCATCTAAATAGTTTTCACCATCATAGTAATCGTCATTCTCTCCGTGTAGCATAGAGTCGCAGACATCTTGAGCATACTGATAATAGTCTGTATGCTCATCATCAAACAGGTGAAAGTACTTTGATAAGCGTGTCAAAATTACATCAGCGTGCTCATAGTCTCCGATATCCATATCTTTTTCTAGGATATCAAAGAGTTCTGTAATTTTTGGCTTCAGTCTTCGGTTCATTTTTCTGGGAATCCTTCTTGAACAAATACGCCGATAGTGCCTATCTGTCCCTCTGTCAAGGCTTGTGCCCAAGGATACATCATAGCAGACTGAGCACCAATAGGATGACCCATTCTATAATGTAGTAGCTTGCTAATAATATCATCGGCAGACTGTCCTGCAAGTTGAGGCCCAATACCGCCCTGCCCCTGAGCGCCGTGACAAGTGGTACACATCTTCCACTCCTCTCGAATATTTTCAAAGCGATCTTCTGCTTCTACTGCGGGTGCCAGCATTAGTAATGCTGTGGTGAATAAAACTTTTTTCATCTTCTCATCCTTGCGATGTCTTTCATGTGTTGTTCGTCAATAATCGGTACTGCATTCGACTTGTGCATAGTCCCTATCCCTTTAACCAACTGTCCTGTATACTGCATCGGGTCGTGCCGAGCGGCAACTCCAGTTGTGTCGGAGGCACTTCTGTACTCAGGTGTTTCTCGTCTATAAGGTTTTGGAGAGTTTGATTGAACTGCTCGGATAGTTCGTCGAGAGCTCTTAGTACTGCTTTTCTTTTTTCTACCGCTAGTTGTATGTCGAAGTGATCCATATATCATTCCCATAAATAAAAAATCCCCACTGATTGAAGTAATATTATACAGCAATCAGCAGGGAATGTCAAGCATTATTTTTGTTAAAGGTCGTATACATCTTCTTCTGTTTTATGAGATGAACTCTCTTTCTCTTTTGGAGTGAGAGCTGTATCAGGTCCAATCTTTAGAGTTTCCCAATCCATAGTAGAAGTAAAGTGCTTCATACTAGCTGATCTCATTTTTACACAGTTAAAACTAATGCATTGATCCTCTTGGTCCCATGTATCAAGAGTGTAAGCCGCGTCTGCCGCATCAAGGATGCCTTTAGCAAATCTCGCCTCTCCCGTAGCATCAGTTTGATACGGAGAGAAAACAGCACACTCATACTCTTGTGCCATGGATTTCAATGCTTTACTTACTTCAATCTGTTCTGTCCAGTCGTACTGACCTCCCCGGGAAGGTAGGTGGGACCGCTTAACCTGGTTGATATAGTCAACAATAATGACGCGAGCGTCCAGTCTATGAACTTTTTTGTCAAGCTCTGCTCTAATCTTCGCAATAGTAAGACTAGGATCATAAACAACGTCCAACTGCTGAGTCGGGAGAAGCTCATGTTGAGTAGTTAGTTTACGATGGAACTCGTTGTAGTCTCTAGACTGACTGTTTCTATATTCCTGTAAGCGATCCTGACCATTTTGGAATCGAGCGGCTTGCCATCCTGCAACCTTTTCCCACTCAGTGTTGGTAAGGTTTCCAGAACGGATTCTCGAAAAAGGTACGCCAGTAGCAATAGAACAACATCGTTGCAATATCGCTCTACTATCCATCTCAATAGTGAAATAAATAGCTGAATGCCCAGACTGAAAGACGTTGTTTGCAACATTTGCACAAGTAATAGATTTACCAGAACCTCTTCTACCGCCGACAAGAATAAGGTCTCGAGGGCTGAAAGTGATATCCTGATCGTAATCGAGATTTAGACCCAAGCCTATTTGCTTGGCACGATCTTCTTCGGGCTCCAACAAGTTGATGCGTTGCATACTTTCTTGAGGAGCTTCTAGGTCTACTTTAGTCTCTATATCCAGAACCAACTGATGTAGCTCATCAACTGACTCTTCTGCATCTGCAAACAACACCGTATTGTCGATATACCTATCCAAAGAGTTTAATATCTCTTTTTGTGTATACTCATTTTTCAAATACTCAAGTAGTGTAGCTGGATCTACATCTACGTCAACATCTTCTAAGGCATAGACCTTACTCTTAGTTGCAGGATGACGTATGTTTAGCTTGAGATCATCGAATGAAGGGAACTGGTGGTGAGTTTCACAATGTTTATCAATTGCCTCATATAACAGATGATATTCTGTAGGAAGATACTCTTTACGCAGATAGCTCCACGTCTCAAAGTCTCCCACAGTAATACACTGCTTCAACAAAGCACTAGATATATTCAACAGTTCCCCCGAACATAAAAAGGCCGACCCCTATGTAGAGGTCAGCCGCCTACAGCATAAAAAAATTAAGCTTTTGCAGACTTAGCTGCGCCGTCATAGTCAGCGGCAGTCAAGCCACGACGAGTCAACATAGTCTTGACTCCACGTGCAGTTTTACCGATAGACTCGGCAATAGCTTCTACAGTCATAGAAGCAACATCTACATCAGCGAGAGGGTCAGCGTTTGCTGGGCCCTTAGTGTTTTCCTGACGAGGGATCGCTTGGATATCACCAGAACGAAGAAGGCTAAGAGCCTTACCACGAACACTGTTTACAGAACGGCCAAGAGCCTCTGCAATAGCCTCAACGAAAGCGCCATCATTCACCATGCCGATGAAAGTAGCCTCTTCTTCAGGCGTGTAGGTACGTACAGATTCAGCCTTAGGAGCAGGTGCGACGTGCTCAGTCAACTCCATAGACAAGATTTTGCCTTGAATTGACTTGGCTGAGAAAGAACCGCCTTCAAAGTGCTCAGCAATTTGAGCATAAGTGTACTGACCAGAGTTGTCAGTAACGAAGGTACGGAGGGTAGCTTCTTGAGCTTCGCTGAAAGATTTGCCAGCAGCTGCTGAAGCGAGTTCTACTTCAAATCCCATCTTTCGCAGTTTGCTAGAGATAGAACGAGCAGATGTTTCAAGCTGGTCTGCTGCTTCTGCAACAGTAGCCTGAGAAACGGGGCTCTCAGAACCCACAAAGTTAGTGAGCGCTTCAGTACGCTCATCGGTCCACTTAGGAAGTGCCATATTAGTTCTCCAAAAAAGAAATTAGGTCTGTAACTATAGTTACGCCAGTGTCTCTGGCTTGTCTAGTTTTTGCGGACTCTTGCCCGCCCTCATTAACGAGGTGTGTGACTTGCTTAGTTAAACTGGACTTTACTTCATATCCAGCCGCGTTCAAGGCCGTTGTAGCTTCGGCTTTAGACTTGAAACTCTTCAGTCTACCTGAGATACATACGGTTCCTTTACTCGCAAGCGGCAATGAAGGAGTATCAGAAAAATACCAACTACAAGGAATATGCTCCTGAAAGTATGGCAGCTCATTTTCTATCCACTCAAGCAAGTTGTGTGTAGCCTTTGGGCCCAATCCGGCACGCTCACAAGTGTCTGCATTGATATTAGAAATATGTGATATAGTCTCAGACAGCTTCCGTGTTGCCGTATTTCCAATCAATGGAATACCAAAGGCAGGTAAAAGGCGCTCAAGTGGAGCATCGAACGAATTCAATATCTCCAACATGAGCTTAGAGGTCACTTTCTCAGAGCCCAACGATGCTAAGATACTCTCCTCCGTAGAGGTGTAAATTTCGGACGGGCACGTCCAACCAAGTTTCTTGATAGATGCAGGGCCGAGGCCTTTGATCTTCATAGTCTTGGCAAAATGCTCCACTGCTTTAGCATTTTGTGCAGGGCACAGATGATTACGGCAGTACAAAGAATCATTTACCCATTCTAACTCACTGTCGCAAGAAGGACAGTTAGTAGGGAAGTTGATTTCTTGAAACATGGACTACTCCGAAAAAGTGAAAAGATATTATACGACAGAATTGACCTAAATGTCAAGAACTATTTTTCTCGACGTCCACTCGTCTGACGATCCGTGGAATGATCTCACCACTGCGTATAACTTCAACTGAACAACCTATTTCTAGGTTGAGGGAGCGAATGTACTCGATGTTGTGTAGAGTTGCACGGCTCACTAGCGCATCTCCCACTTCGACTGGGCGTAGGATAGCAACTGGGCTCACAACTCCCGACTTGCCAACCTGCCACACAACATCAAGTAATTCTGTAATAACCCCATCTTTCTGCTCTTTAAGAGCGAAAGCCCCTCGAGGGTGGTGAGCTGTATATCCCAGCTTATAAAAGGCATCATAGCTATCTACTCTAAACACCTCGCCATCTGTTGGATAGCCAGTTGCATCGAAGTGAGTGATAGTATGAAATCCTTGCTGGGCCAAATGATTCATTGCTTCGGAGAGACGCTCATAAGATACGTCGCCTTGTATATCATACGCAACAAAGCGTAGTTCCTTACAACGCTCACGAAACTCCATATAATCTTTAAGATTAAGCGACCCCGCTGCAAAGTTGCGAGCATTTGGAATCGTATCGGGCGCTACGACCTCGCCGGTAATCTGAAGGTTGCCCTTGATGCCGACTACATTTGGGACTAGCTCTTCCATCTTCAACGTGATATCACGACCAAGCTGGCCGTCACCTCGAGTCAAAGCCTGTGCTAGATGGCCGTTAACATATTGCAACGACACTGCTGCCCCATCTAGTTTAGGTGTACGCACCATAGGTGCCGTACTACTTTCTATATCTTCTAGATTAAACACCTTTTGTAGAGAGTACATACGATACATATGAGGAATGCCATCAGTAACCTGATAACCAACCTCTTCATATCTATACTTTCTTGCAAGCGCATCAAACTCTTCATCCGACAAAATCGGATTACCGTTATAATACATTGCAGATGCTTTTTCCAAAAAATGATGCATAAAGTTCCCTCACTGAATAAAGTATATTATACAGAAAGAAGGAACAAAAGTCAAGAACTATTTTGTATAAAGGCCCTCGATGAGATCTGCGAAGTGCTCTTCAATAATTTCCTTACTTTCTGCAAGTGATATAATCTCTGTCAATCCCTCGAACATATTACGAGAGTTGTCAAAGTCTAAAGGCATAGCAATGCCCTCGCTACTTGGCTTCCACTCTTCCTCAAAGTCAAGGTAGTACTTACGTAAATGTAGGTACTCTACTCCTCGAAATGAGTTGATAGTAAGGCGAACCTGTACTTCTTTTACTTCATCGTAGTGTATTATCTTTTCGTAGATTTCTGGGGCTTGGTATAATTCCATACTAAGCCTCGTTCTTCAACACGGAAGATAATGGGACCACACTTGTTACATTGGCAGGTTTTAACAGGCGATAAGAATCCGTATCCCAACAAAACATTAGGATAGTATCATCGGACTCCTTAGCTCTATTTTTCTTTTGCTGTATGTAAGGTGTGCTAAAATCTAATGTGCAGACATTGTATTTTAGTTTATTACTATTTTCACTACGGTAAGTAATAACAGAGTCGCCCTGCTCTCTTACCAAGTCTGCTAGTTCTTCTTTTTTCACAATAACTCCTAGTGAAGCGGGTTGGCAGAATCTTCTTCCGTGCCGTCTTACTAGAAATGCGAAAGGGGCTTACGCCCCAAGAATTAGCTATTTACTGCTGAAATAACACCTGCAAAGTACATTGCTGCTTTACCTGTCAACTTGCTAACGATCTCTTCGTCAACATCTTGACCAGCATCAGTCAGTGCTGCTGTGAGCGTTTCAATAGCGGCTGCTTTAGATACACGGCCACCGCCTGTGCTACCGCCTGATGAAGCTGATTTAGTTGCTGGAGCTTTCTTTACATATACACCAGCTTTAGTCAGAACCATACGAACACCGTTTGGTGACTGCTCGAATTGCTCTGCGATCTCTGCGACGATCTCCATGCTGTTTTCTGGAGTTGGGTTAGCGGCCTCGTATGCTTCGATAACTTCCGCCTTCTGTTCGTCTGTCCACGCCATTTTACGTTTCCTTCTGTTAGTTGTTAGTGGTGCTCCGGGACAATTACCCGTAGCCTGTAGTTGTGATAAATAAAATCGGTCGCCCATTGGTTTCCTCAGTTTCAATACTATGTATTATACCTGTATGAGCGATAAAAGTCAAGAACTATTTTTAGTTAAGTAGTTGAAGTTCTGCATGTACTCTTGCTTCTACTTCTTTCATTTTTTGGTGATGCTCAACGCTTTGAACAAATCCCATAGGTATTACTTTATTAGTAAAAAGATTTCCATTTACGTCATAAAAAGATTTAAACCCTTTTTCCATAGTTTTTCTTACTACAATAGCAACATACCCTGGAGTGAGGTAAGCTTTTCCAAATCTAACTTGAAACTTACCTTCTCTTTGTTTGTGCCAAATGTCTCCATCGTCTCGAGTATCAGTATCTGTTATATAGCTCATACCTTCTATAGAGTTATAAATTTCTGGGTCTGTTTCTTTTATTCTTTTTAATATTTTAGCTCCTATACCTTTGCCTTCCCATCTTATATCATACATATCTGGTATATATAATTTTGTGTAAAGCTCATTACAGGTTTCTACAGTTCCTTCTTCTTCTACACTGAAAGTAGTTATAACTCGATTTTGTCTGTGTTTGGACCCTGGAATAATATTAGGGTTTCTATGGAAGTACGAAGACAGCCAAGTATCTCGGTGTTTAGGAGCCATTTTATATACTTCTTCTTCAACAATACACTTGTTGTACAACAAGTAATCAAGCACTGCATCTTTTACTTCTTGCGTTGTTATAATAACAGGTTTTTTCCTACCATTGACTCTGCCTAGCTCTTGTACAATTGCACCTATCTGTGCGGAGCGCGTCATTTTGTTATAGTATATTATTTTATTGTGGTTAGGAAAAGTTGTACTCATAGACATAGAATACTTGCCTATAAAATTACCTAATAAACTTTTTACAGAACCGTTATACGCTCCTCCATCTACGATTTTTTTAGCCATCCACTCGTGAAAAGCTTGTTCAGGATGTAAGTTTATTAGCATATCTTGTGCTGCAAAAACATCAATAATATCTTTTAGTTCCTCGGGTAAGTCTGAGTCTATTCCATTATTTTTGTATGCTTTATACTTAGAAAGCACTTCTTCAAAAATTGAACGATCTACTAGATGCCACTGAGCGTCTTTCAAGCCCTTGAATCCGGGATATGGAGTAAGTACTAGAGATTGCTTTCCTAACACTAATTTTGTATGTAATAGATCGTGGGCGGTCGCACTTATACACCATAAATGATCGCACTGGTTATTTTTTAATAACTCATTTACAAAATTATCTATTTGTACCGTGCTAGCTATCTCCTCGCCTAACGTATATCTGTGTATTTCATCTAAGTATACGTGCTGAGGTATATTTGTTTTCTTACTCATAGACAGAAGACTTTTTGCTGCAGCAAAGTTAGATATATTTCCTAAAAGAACACATATTATAGGATAGTAGTCCCCTTTTAGTCGGTCTTTATATACAACCTTTAAATCTTTTTTATTTGTAATAATAGTAGGCGACAAACTGCGCTTTTTTGCTTCTACATTAAATTTTTCTAAAGCATCTTGTTTTACTACGTGTTTATCGTAAGTAAAAAGAAAATGATCGCAGTCTTGTTTGTCAAGGATACTATTTATAACCCAAGTTGTTTTTCCTGATTGACATTCTTCAGATATTACAGCAACTACATTTGTTACTATTTCTAAAGCTAGTGGGTGCTTATCTGCGTCTAAAGGACTTGTAGTACTTTTAATCAGTTTCATTTAAATTCGACTAAGGTCGACTCCATATTTTTCTAAGTGTGATAGTTTTCCAAGGTCATACGCGAGAGAGTAAGCAGCGTACCCACCTGTTTCCACGTTAGCCCATTTTTCTGTATCGTCTCTAACCTCTTCCATAACATATATCGCATAGCATTTACTTCCGTACTTCTTTTCGTAGTTGACATCTATAAAGCCTGCTTTTTCTGCTTGGTAGTCTACTGAGAGTTCATAGTCTACTCTTGCGGGTTTTTGGTAGACGGCTGACCAGACGATTTCTCCTGGCGAGAACGATTCCGCAACGCAAGACTCAGGGAGTACAGCGACTCCGCTTTCTCTCTCAACTCTCGGCACTCCGACTCGCTCAATGATAGATCTAATGAAGCCACTCGATCTAAATAATCCTGACGCGATCTCAGCGATAGATTCTCCTGATAGGTATCGTTCAACTGTTTCACGAATTTCTTCATTTGTCGCTCCTCGTCCGCGATTTTGTTTTTTACGTAATTCACGATACTCGACTTTATCTTGGTAATCATCAATTATTCTCTGTAGGCGCGTGGTATTGTATGCTATATTCAGCATACTGCATGCTTCCTTCTTGGAAATTGGTTGCTTTCCATTCAAAAGAGAAATTACTTTCTGTATGTTCGTTTCCGATAAATTCTCGTGGTCTTTCTTCTTTACTCTTCGTACCAAAGATCTGCTCCCAGTTTTCGTAAAATTGTCGTGTGTTTTCTACTCGCGATCTACTGCCCTTGCTCACGTGGATCATCTCCTATCATCATGCGTAGATACCAAATGGCTTTTTCTACGTCTTGCTTTTTGTTCTGCTTGTTCTTACAGCGCCAGATGTACTTGAATGCATTGAGATGGCAATACTCTTCAAAGCCTTCGGCTGAAGTAATCTGTCGCATTGCGTCGATACACTCGACCCCGTCGCGATTATAATGTGCAGGGCTGTTTACTGGATCGTGAACTAGCTTGCCTGGACTTCTGTAGCTCAGACCGTCACCTCCATTAGATCTCGTCCAACCCTCTGGTAATTTAGATTCTTTTGGTAAGTTACTCAAAACTGATCTGCCTCCGTTGAGTCTGCCATAGCCGCGGTACTACTACCAAGAGCTGTGGTGATTGCGTCAAAGTATCCAACACCCACTTCCTGTTGGTGTCGAGTTGATGTGTATCCAAACTGTTCTGCTGCAAACTCTGCTTCTTGTAGTTGAGAGTAAGCAAACATTCCTCGATCTTTGTACTGACGAGCAAAGTTAAATACGCCATAGTTTGTAGCATGGA